GCCTCCTGCAATCTGGCAAGGTCTGCGTTTTGGTCCGCCGTCCGTCCCCCCACTGACACCATTTGATCGCCAATTTGCGCAAGTTCTTCATTAAAAATACCAAGCGGGCCTTCTGTCTGAGATAGCGCAGTAAAGGTATCACCCGTCGCTATAGCAAGTTCAGCCTGTGCAGCGGCGGCGGCTTCTGCTGCTGCTTTTTGTTCTTCAAGCCCGGCAAAATACTTATCATTTGCCAGATTCGCGGCAATCATAGATTGTTCTGCCGTGCCCGTGTGGTTGGCAAGCTGCAACTGTTTATCGGCCAAATCTTCGTTTGGCCCGCGTGCTTCTGCTGCTGCCGCGCTATAAGCGATAATGGCATCTGTTGCCGCTTCTGCGGCGACCGTGCTTTGCTTCCAACTGTTAAGCATCGCCGTATCGGCGGCGGCGGCTTCGCTGGCTGCGTCGGCGGCAACCTGTTGGGCAATTGCCAAATCGTAGAATGACTGTTCGGTCATTCCCATTTGATTTAGATACGCCTGGAACATACGCCCCTGACGCGATCCGCCAAATGCTTCTTCCATCCCGGCGCTAAACTCTTCAAAAGACCCCGCCTGATTAGCCATTGCGGAGGCCGTGTCACGAACGCCCTGTGTTATTTCTTTTTCCGTTCCGGTGATGGCTGCGCCAAGACCGCCCCAAATGTCGCCAACGTCGGCAATTTTGCGCCCCTGGGCCACCAGTTCGTCAAAGCTCTTGGCGGATTCGATGTTGCTATCAATGATTCCTTCGACCGTATCGCCGTACTCACCAGTCGCGCCAGCCGCGACGGATAGCATATCAACGGCTTTTGTTACCATCCCCACTAGCTCGGTCATTACAGGCAACAGCGCAGAGCCAACCGTTACCTGTAAATCGTTCATGGCGGCTTGCATGCCCTTCACCTGATTTGCGTATGAATCGGCCGTGCGGATGGCGTCGCCCTGCGCGTCGCTGGTGCCAGCCATGAGGAGGTTGATACGCGCCTGAACTTTAGCCGCTTCCAATTGCGCCCCGGTCAGCTTGTCCCAGCCGTTGGCCGCTAATTCTGCCTTTAGCGTGTTTTCGTTGATTACCACACCAAAAGCCAACGCATTCTCGTGGCTACCGATTAACGTACCTTGTAAACGCTGCAACGCCTCATCCATCGACATATTGTTGAACGAGGAAAGGTCAGTCCCCAACTTCACAAGCTGCGTAGACAAATCCGCCGCCATGTCAGGCGCAATGCCCATCGGCTTCAGTGTGTCTTGCAGCGTGGCGGCAAAGCCCATTAGATCGTACTGGCTGCGGTTGGCAACGTCAGCAAACGCCGTAAGGTCACTTGTCACCTGCCCGGCCAAGTCACCAAATACGATATTAAATTTGGATTGCATTTCTTGGGCGTTTGATGCGGCTTCGATTGAGGCTTTACCGAATGCGAGGAGTTGCTGACCGGCAGCGGCCAGGATGCCACCAGCCACTAGACCTTTGATGGCACCAGATAGCCCGCCAACCTCTTTTGTTGCCTGCGGTAGCCCGTCCATTTGTACGGACTTTTCAAAATCTGCGAATTCTTTAGCGGCTTGGTCTGCCGACTTTGCCCCGGTGGCCATCTCTTTGCCAAGCGCGTCTAATTTTGCTTTAAGCGCGTCGGCTTTTGCGGCTAGTGACGCTTCTTCAATGGCGGCTTTTGAGAGAGACCCGCTAAACGTGGCAGCGCCAGAGGCAGACGCGCGAAGGGCCTCACCTAATCCCTTTATCCCTTCGCTAGATTTTGGCGCTTGACCGCCAATCTCTTTTAGTTTTTCATTCAACGCCTTGATGTCGGCACTGCCTTTGACATCGAGGTCGATGGTGATTTTCAAATTCTCAGCCATGCGGGTGCCTTACATCCATGCGCTGTATCCAGCTTCTTTGCGCCAGTACCATATCTGTGTCACGAGTTCCATGATGTGCCGGTTGGCGGTAGTCCAGCCTTTCTCTTTGCTGTGCAGTTCGTAAAGCTGGATCGCTTTGACGTAATTCGATACGGCCGTCATTTGGTTTGGCAATCCAGCGGGCCAATCTAGCCACCCGCCGCCGTAGGGACTTCCCCAGCGTTCGGTATAAATCGCCAACGTGTAAACCTTTGGCGGCTGTGGCCGCTTTCCCTGAGCGTAATCCACAGCCGCCAATATCAGTTTTTTGGCGTGTTCACCTTGTTTGTTACGAGGTTGATAACGGCCGTTCGTAACTGCTCAACCTCGTTCCAATTCATGCCTTGGAGCATCTCTGGCGCAACCCCTACCGGCGCTTCAAAAAAGCCAGCTTTTATCGCCGCTTCTGCGTATGCCTGCGACATGTGAAAGCGTGATTTGTGAACCTTTTCGTGCGGGCTTTCTTCGTAAAATGCCAACATGTGACCATGTTTGATGTCACGAAAACGCCAACCGGATGGCAGGTCAACCGGCAACAGTTCTACGGTGATGTCTGGTAATTGCCCTTGTGCCTGCTCTTTTAGTTCGTCTAGATTCTCCAGACCTTTTACAACTGACATAGGTTCTCCGTTATGCGGAAATTGCAGCGATGGTGAGGTCGTCCATCACCCCACTGCCGGAATAAGAACTGAACCCATTGACCGGGAAATCGAAAGCAATGTCGGTAATAAATGCGTTGGTGCTGGTAATGCCGATGTCCCCGGCAGTTGTGCCCGCTGGCCGCAGTACCATTGCCCCGCTGTCGTTGGCCCGGACATTGTTCATTAGGGTAATGTCGTCATCGGCCAGCGCCCCGGAAAATGAGAACGTTACACGAGGAAGTCCGGTAACGTAAGTCACCGAACTGGCCCCGGCGCACTCAACTTCTGTTACAGGTGCGGACTCGCTAACGTTGACGCTCTGAACGCACGTCAAGGCGTTGCCCCCGATGGTCATGGTAAAGTTTGCGTTTTTGATGTTAAATAAATCGCCCATTAGGTTTTGCTCCCCTTTCTTTTATGAATACAACCGCGCCTGAATATGCTCGATTGTGGCTTGTAACTTGGCTCGGCAATTGCGATATGCCAGATGTTTTTGATCATCAGGCGTTAACTCCGCCTGTTCAGCGTCGATGTTTGCCAACGCCTGGGTCAGCAGGTCAAGCGTCACCACCTGTCCCGCTTCAATTTTCTTTTTTGCCATAAATAGCTCCGCTGTTACTTCTTCATTATTGCATTCGCACGTCATGTCTACACACTCGCCCTTGTCTCTGTGATGATTTGCGTTATTTCTGCGTAGTGGCAGAGCGCCCCACCTTCGCCGCCAAAGAGCCGATGTTCTAAGACGTCAATGCTGGCTGGTTGGGTGTCAGGGTAGCCACTTGCCCGTATGCTCGTTGCGTCGTCTAGGGCGCTGGCTACCGTTTCCGCCAACGTTGCAAAGACTTTTTCGCTGGCAATAGAATCAATGAGCGACATATACCCGCGAACCTTGAAACGATGACGGCGCACTATACGGCAGGTGTTGGTTTCTTCGCTCTCAAATCCTTCGTGGGCAATCGTCCATGCTCTAATCTGCTGCTGCCCGCCGATCGTCGTCTGGTAAAAGTTCAGAAAGGCTGGTAGCTCGTTGCTGTATCGGTGATAGTCATAGACTTTGCCAATGTCCGTTATATCCTTGACGATGGTGTACAGTAGTCCGCGTATGGTTGCCTGACTCATCCCACCAACCTCCGTACCACGCGCCCCGGAAAGTCAGCCCATAACTTTTTAACCGTAGGCAATGCCGCCTGATAGCCACGCTTAAACATATACGCGCCTTTCGTGCCGCGTCGGCCAATGGCTCGTGCAATCATAAAGGCCGTGCTTTGGCTATCGTTTCTGTTGCCTATGCCCTTGCGGATAACCCACAACTGGATGGCTCCAACAGGTGGCATTCTGCCCGGCTTACGGCCTTCCTCAACCGGCAGGGCATACATGACGGGATTCATCACCACGCCCTGAATATTGAACCCAGCGCCTAGAATGTCCGTCGTTGTGCCTGCCCGTAGCGTGCCCGTGTTTACAGGCGTGTACGCGGCAACCTGCGCCTCTACCACGTCAACCGACTGTTGCATCGTGCGCCGTGCCTCGCCATTCAAGGCACTGTCAAACTGGTTCAGCTTTTCTGTAAAAGCTATCACCTGGCTTGCATCTACTCCGCCACTCATCGACCACCCCAGAACATATACCCCCGACGGCCGTCCCCCGTATCGGTATCCCAATTGATAAACTCACCAGCGGGGCGCAAGTCTTGATCTTTGTCTAGCTCCATGTGGTTCAGGTAGACCTTTTCAAGCTCACGCGCCCGCGCGGAGAACTCCCCAGCCCTCGAGGTGTGCCCTACCGAATCAGCCGCTATGCCGCTGTCAGTGGTTTTGCTGTAACGTATTGCCAGCGATTGGCAATACATTGACGCCAGCAAGTGCCCCATCGCGTAAAAATCACGCGCCGGGATGTTGTACTCGCCGCTCGTTTCGACGTATGGTACCGTGTGGCGGATTCGCATGGTCTCTGTGCTGGCTGGCGCGTGGTTTTGCAAAAACAGGTAACGTGTACCGGCTACCCAGTAGTCATCATCCCAATCGTCGTTGTCCAGGTAGACCGGCACATCGTCGCTGGCTATGGCAATTGCCGGGTATTCAATGCTGGTAATAGTGCTATACCCTTCAACCCATGAAGCAAGGCTGGCGGTGATACCGTAATATCGCCCGCCGTCGCCTGTTACGTCCGTCGTCACATCCTCTGGCCTGTCGTGCCCGTATCGCTCCACAGCAGCCGGTACAATGTCCTGCCGCGTTGCTTGTGGCATGATGTTTTCATCGTCAATGTGCGCCAGCGATACGGCGTAGATAATCAGAGAATCAACGTTAACGGTCATTACTGGTAAACCACATAGGCGGCGGCGCTTGCCCCGCCAATATCAGCATAGATGCCATTTGTGAACACGTAGCCACACCCAGGCGACCACTGCACGGTAGTCCCTTGTGCCGCTTTTAGCGTGGCCAGGATTGTGCCACTGGCGGCGCTGGCGTTGTCGTACAGGATAATAGACCCGGCGGCGGCGTCGCCTGCCGTCAATAGGACAGAGTACAGAATTCCGTTCTTTGCCTTGACAACGCCGTCGGCTGTAACCGCTGCGTGTGCTGCTGGTCCGTAGCTCATTTCTTTTTCCTTGTCCGCGCTTTTGGCGCTTCCGGTTCTACGGCTGGCGCTGCTACCGCTACAGGTTCCGCCGTGGCGATTAGTTCTGACAACGGGATTGTGTGCTTAGGACAGCCAGCAACCCCGTTGTCAATCACCAAAACGAATACCTGCTCGGCCTCATCTACGCGGTGAGCCATCACCTTGTCAGGCGTAGTCCCCACGTATGCACAAGCCGCTTTCAGGTAATCAGCCATTAGGCGCTCTTTTCCCCGACAAGTGCCAGGATATGCCCGACAATGGTCGTCGCATTTGCGGCGCTGTTGGCGTCAAAAGTCAGAATGGAGCCAGCCGGTACATATACCGGTTCGTTGGTTCCGCCGACGTGGGTAGATTTCCAGGTGCCCGGCGTGGCCTTCGTGGCGCAAGCCAAAGCGGTGATGTCTGAGCCGCCGCTGTTGTTAATGTCCAGGGTCAAGCCAGCGTCATCGGCCGACGGGGCAGCTACAACAGCAACGATGTGCAGGTCATAGATAGCGGTGATGGCTGCGTAGGCATCGCCCAAAGCAGCAGCCGAGCCAGGATAAATGGCGGGCAAAGCAATTGAGATCAATCGTTCGTTCATTTTTTTTCTCCAAAGTAGGGGGATGGTGTTACCCATCCCCGATACTGTGTCAGTTCAGTTAAGCAACGTTGCTTTTGTGAAGCAGTCGCCAATCGACAACCGGGGCCACATCGTAAGTGTCGCTAAAGCGGTATGTCATCATGCGCAGCTTGTACCGGATCGTGTCGTTGGTGAACATGGAACCAGCCACCTCAGCATCAGCCGCCACAACTTGCGGAGTCCGCATGCCAGACGGGAATACCAGCTTGATTGGGCTTTTGCCACGATAGCGGGCGAGTACCGCCCAATCGTTGGCGTCGGTCCAGTCAGGAACCTGCACAACCTCAACGCCCTGGTAATACGGGTTGATAGCGCTTACACTGGCGCTTGTGCTTGGCACAAATTCACTGTTGCGAATCTGGTTAGCGGTGGTCCGTAAACCAACCGGCACAAGCAATGTAAACGGCCCCATGTCTACCAGCTTGCGCCCCGTGCCCAATGGGCGCGAGGTCTGGGCATACATGGCGTTGATTACGGTGTCAAACTGCGAGTGAGACAATGCAGTCGTCAACAGGTTGGCATGGCCCCCGGCGGAGGTTGCGGCCGTCGCGTTAAACAAAGCGCCCGTGTCAGACAGTACCGGCCCGGCGTTGGTGTTGGTGGTAAACACACCGGCTACTTTTGCGCTTAGGGTGTTGTACCAGGCGTCAGCCAGGCGGGTTGGCAAGTTGCGGAAATAGGTGATTTTGTCGGCCAGCAAATCTTCAAGATGTACCGCAACATAGTTACCTTGTTTCACATGGCTTGCCGTTTCTTCCTCGTCCTGGAGCTGCATTTCGGTGTAGGTGGAACCTTTAGGAACCACGTCCAGAGAATCAGCGCCGAACAGGCGGGCAAAGGTGAAGTCGTCAATGGGGTTGTCGCTTACTTCTTCGTCAACGAGTTGCTCGTACCAGCGATTTTGCCCGGCGTAGTCAACGGCCGTCATAATGTTGACGGTGTTTTTAATGACAGTTGCCAGGGACAATGCTTCTTGATAGTTCACGCTGTCGAGAGTCCAGCCACCGTTAAGGAATTGGGTGCGAATCAGTTCAGACATACGGCCGTCAAAGCGAAGGTTGGGCTTGCCCGCGTTTTTCCACGCTTGCAAAGATTCGGATTCTTGCGCCCGTTCCTGCACCCGGTCGTCGGCATGGTTTTCCAGACCTTCAACAGATCGGCCAGCGATTTTGTACATAAACATCATCGCGGCTTTGTCTTTCTCATCCCAAACGGATTCGACCTGACGTTGCCCACCCGCACCAGTTACACGGCCGCTGGTGTCATTGGCGGCTTCGGTAGCCCGCACTTTTTCAATCATTGCCATTACCTCTTTTCCTTCCACAATGCGGCCTTCAAAAGCGGCTTCTACAACGGCGCGGCCCTTGTCGGTCAGTTTGGCGGCTTCCAGCTTGCGACCCAGCAGCAGTTCAAAGCGGGCGGCGCGTGCTTCTTGCAGCGCGGTTTCTGCCTTGTCGTTGGCTTCCGTGTTCACTGGCGCGGCCTGTACCGTTTCTTCGGCTACGGCTTCCTCTTCTTCTGACTCCTGCACTTGTTCTTCTTCCACATCGGCGGCGAGGGATTCCGCGATAGTGGAGCGAACCAGGGCAGGAACCTGCAACTGAATGCCGTCAATCTTGGCATCCAACTTAGCAAACAGTTCCTCTAATTTCGTTTCGTCCATTTGATTGGCTCCCTTAATTACGTCTTGCGGAGTGGCGGCGGCTATCAGACGTTCAAAGCCGCCACCCGCCGCCGGGTCTCCTACTAAATCAACTGATAAAATTTTCTTAAACCCTTCGATTGTCGGCATTGGTACTCCCTCGAATACCACGTCCGATCCCATGTCAGGAAAGGTGTCAATGCTTAATCCAATTGCCCCCAAAACGTTCGCGTCGTGGGCATTTTTCAACTTCTTAGCTAAGGAGTCTTCTACCACCTTGAAGATAGCCAATAGCTTGTTTCTAGCGGAGTCCCATCGTGGCTTTACAAGTGTCCCAAGCCATTCTTTTGACGGGCTTCTCATCCCCTGCTTCCGCTCAAATTCCTCTTGTGTCAGGTGGTTGTCGTAGACCTTCACGCCGTCCCACTGCGCCGCACTTTCGGCAATGGCGCTGGTGGAATACAAACGGCCGTTTTTGCTGCGAATGTAGGTACGGCCGTCAACCGTCACAATGTCGTCTGGCGTCCGTGCACCGATAATGGTCACTTCCCATTCGCGCCCGGTTTTTTCTTCTGTGGCCTCTAGTGTGGCCTCTAGGTAGAGTTGTTGTTGTGTCATTTATCGCCTTGTCGTTTCCGATACATAGTCAAGCATCCCGGTTATGAGTTCTGCCTTAAATCCCCACTCGCCCGGACCCTCAGCTATTGAGAATGATGCGTCAATCGCTTTAGTAAGCTCTTGTATCCTCATTCTGGCATGGGTTATTTCTGCACGCCTATTCTTTTGCCCTCTGTAATTATTAACAGTCCTTTCTAATTTCCCCCTGTTAACCTGTTGTGTTTTTATCCTGCTAACAATTTGCCGCCTTGCAGCGTATTCGCCTCCCATTCCCTTTGGCGCTCTGCCCTTTGGCGGTGATATAGAATCAAGTGGCGAAACAGGCCCGCCGCCAAACAACTCATCTAAATCCTCTTTGCCGCCTGGCTTGCGGCGTAAACCTGTCCTTTTATTAACGGGCCAAACCGCCGCCTTGCCTTTTGTTGCTGTTAACTGTGCAAAAAACGCCCGCTTTGCTTTTACGGGCAAAACGTCAAAGTTCTCTGTTACTTTTTTTTTTACCGAACGTGTACTCAGCTATCTTTTCTGCTTCTTCTTTGCTGTAACCTTGCTTCATTAACAGAGGAATAGCGCGTTCTCTTTTCTCATCGGCTGCTTGTTTGGCCTCCAGCCCGCGTACAATCGCCTCGGCCCGCTTGTCGGCCGTATCCATTCGCTTGGCTACACTGCCAGCCCATGCCATCCCAGGACGCCCGCCCCAAAGCAGCCCGGCGATCATGCCGTTGCCTTTCTCTGGCGGCGTGTCCAGGTTCTTTTCGTGCCGCGCGAAAAAGGCAACCATCTGCCGAATAGTGTCAGGGCTTACGGCTTTACCGCTTGCCAGTGTCGTTGCCCGGGCAACGCCTGAACCTATCCCCTGCTCGCCCGCCTGTTGGGTGTCTAGCCCGCCGCGTCCGTGCTTGCGGCGTAGCATCAACCCACGCATGGCGGCTTTCTGCACTGCCTCTGGCGGCGTGAAATCAATCCCTTGATATTTCACTGGCACGGCTTCTTGTGTTGATTCTGGCTCCGTAAACGCTTCCCCGAGAGATACCCGACAAATGGCGATAGCGGCGCTCATGTCCTTGCCCTGTGCCATGACCTTACTTACACACCGCTTGCCCTTAGCACTCGCCCCGCGCCACGCTTCCAGGGTGGGGGCGTCGGCTGTTTCCGCTTCTTTCATACCAGCTAGCACGCCTGGCACCATATCGGCGCTGCACTTTGCACCCAGCTCGCAAGCGGCATCGTGTACCTCTTGAATGCGTTGGGCATCGGTGCGGCTATTGCGTGCGCCGTATTCTGTGAGGCGTTCGATCTGCTGCTCCAGCAAGCGGTCAAGGGCATTGGCTTGCCCTCTGGTTAACTTCTTCATGTTGCGCTTTAGCTTGTCGATTCGTGTCATTGCCTGGAAACAAAAAAAGGGCTGCGAGTCCATAAAGGAAACGCAGCCCGTGAGCTGTAAGTATTCAAATGTTGC